GTTTCCTATTGTTGGTGTTGTACAACTTACAACTATCCATGTCGCCATCATTATAAAAATTAATAATAGCTTTTTCATCTATTCCTTATTCCTTTCTGTTTTTGTTAATATCATTTTTCTTTTGTCGTCTTTCTATTTTTAGCTGTGTATAGTGTCTAGTTGTTCTTAATTTGGGTCTACATGGAAATATATTGTAAAGACCATACAGGAACACCAGTAGAGTATAGATAACTAATCTATGTAGCTATTATACACTATATTTTTGTGATTGTCAATGCTTTGAATTGTGTTTAAGTCAATGTTTTTTATTCAGGGAATGATTTTATTTCTTTTATTATGTCATCCACATCTTCTTTTGTAGGGAATCTGCCCATGTCTTCTTTGGAGAGGAACAATTCTCCATTGCGAAATATATCAAACTGACCCTTTTCGCCTCCTTTTATTTCGCATGTATCCATGATATTACTATTAATGTGAGCAGACAAACTTGCCGCTTGAGGATAGTAATTTCAAGATGTACAATATTTTATATTGAACATACCTTTTTCTCCTGTCATGGTAATCCGCTTTCTTTGTAGTGAAAAAATGATTCACTATTAAACGATTTATCACAAATGTACATATCAAAATGTGGTTTTGTTCCCACCTCTAAATGGTGATACTTACATCCCCACTCTTCTAATTGATTACGAGTGAGTTCTGTAAAGTCATCCCCCGATACACATCCTCTTGCAGTCCAATATGTAATGATATGTCCTCTATCATATAAGTCATTAATAACATCTATTCTAGCATAGTGGGGTGTAGCTTTACTATATTGTGATGCCTCATCAATCTTATGTTGAAATGGAGTATCACATATAGTTCCATCAACATCAACGTATATTATTTTTTTCGGTTTCATTCTCAATTAACTTCATCTAGATATTTTAAATCGTTTTTTGCTTCTTCCAGTTGTTCATAAATCACTTTTAGAGCTTCTTTTTGTGCAGTAACATGATCTTCGATAACCTTTTCAAATGTTGTTATTCTGTCCACCACTTGTTGTCTAACTTTTGGATACATACTATTTGGCAACTTCTCATATTTATTTTCCTGACTCATCTACCATTTCCTTTCGATTTTTAACTTCTTGTCTTCTTACAGACAAATTATATAACGCTGCAGCTATTTCTTGTAAACTTTTATCATCCATATAATCTAGATAATTAATAATTCTCATTTTCCTTGTATCATTATCAAGTTCCATCTGACCATACTCCTTTTGGGTTATTTTTGGTTTTATGTCTTTCCACTATTAGCTTCCTTGCTGAAGGATTATCCTCATTCCACCTTTTGGCCCTAGCTATACACAATTTTTTATTTTTTTCATACCATTCTTTCTGATTTTTTCTTTTCTTCTTACTATTCTTTTGTTGTTCTAAAACTGCTTCTTTATTTCTATGATACCACTCTCTTTTTTGTCTCTTTCTTTGAGTATTCTGATTCATAATTTCAAAGAGTTGATGAAAGTTATCTTTTGACTTAGATTCATGATTTTTCTTATGCAAGAAGCTCTCTCCAGCCGTATTTACATATCCAATAAGAATCTACAATATCAGTTGTAGGATTCGTTAGTTTATTTGATTTTGGTCTAAGGGTTTTCTGAAGGTCTACTGGTGCAACACACTCTTTAGAAAATGCGTCATACATTAAATCTTTATTCGCATTACCCTTACCTGTGGCATATTTTTTAATAACTGAGGGGGGTATAGATGTAAAAGTCTGGTGTGCTTTATACATCTTATGTTTGAGTAGTCCAGAATTTTCTGCTACAGAACGGACATGAGATTTACCAGAAGTAGCAAATGCGTATCCTTCTATGAATACTTGACATCCACTAATTATACTCATAGCCCAATCTGAAAGTAGATCATGTCTTTGTTCCTCTGTTTCCCATTCTGGATATGTCTCTGCGTGTAAATTTAAAATCTTATGTTGGGTGGCCCGTTTGAGTCGTTGTGTAGTTTCCAAATAATATACATCACACATATCAAAATTAAAATGTCCATTATCATTGGTTTCTTTCCATATACATATTGCGGGTGATGTTAGTGAATAATCAATCCCAGCCAGTTTCTTCTTCATCTATAATCTCTACAGGTTCTTCAATTAGACTACTGCAGAAAGGACAACATTCAATAGATTGTTTAGGTCTTTTGTTCATTATATACTTAATTGTGTATTCTTCATCGCAGTAATCACACAATATCTCATAAAGTATATAGTCATCGTAAGATTCGTTGGCCTCTTCCTTTATCTTAATTTCTATAGGCATCCATCTCCTTTGTTAAATTATTTCACATCCTCCTGCCGTACATGCCATTTCTTGACTTGCTATGGTGTAGTCTTGTGATTCGTATTTTGATAACTTTGTCCAATCCACATTTTTTGGCATAGTCTTTACGGCTTCTTTGTACTCTTCTTCCGTACAGTCTTGATACGGAGCTTGTCTATATGTATGTTCACTAAAAGGTAAAAATGAAATACCACTAATAGAATCAAAATGTTCGTACACCCAAGCTGCTACTTCAACCCATTCATCTTCCTTTACGGAAATTGTAACAGATGGTTTATGTTCACACCAACTTTCTGCATAAACTTTCCATAGTTCTAATTGTTCCAATGCAGTCATATCCATACGACAAACAGCTCCTTTTGGAGTTTTAAATGGAAATGAAAAGACTGTCGTATGTTCTGGTTTTGTCACATCTACCTCATTTGGAAATCCCACATTTTTCATAAGTTTACAGAGGGGATCTTTATTGTCTGCTCTTACAGTACGAATATAATAAGGATTATGACGGGCATGAATACCAGAAGCAGAATCAACAAGCTGAGATACAGTACCACTTGGTTTAACACAAGTAATGGCTGCACTAACTGGAATTCCAAGTTTATCTGACCATTCTTTATTTGTTTCATACGCGACATTTCTTAGCTCTTCTAATAATATATCTAATCCCTTTTTAGATCCGTTTGTAAGAGGATTATCCATTATTCCTGTGAGGGATACTCCCAATAATCGTTCCTCATCACAGTTCTTTTTCCATTCTCTTGAAAGGTATTTGAACTCGGTAAGTGTAGATTGAAATGTGCCAAGGATAGCCGCAGTTCTAACTTTTTCTTTGAGAGATTCGCGAGTGTCTTCTCGTCTGACAACGCACTCTGAAAGGTTACAGAATTCTCGTGACCGTAAAATGATCTCGCTGCAAGGATTTGTGCCAAAGTCCTCTCTGATAGCTCGTCTAGTAATAAATTTTCCATCTCTATCTTTATATCTTTCATTTAATTGTTCAACTGTTTTTTTGGCTGACATGCCATTATATATTCCACGTTCTCCTGACTTTGAGTCATATAAGGATAACCACTCTCGCATAAAAGTACCAACGTCTGGTTTTTCTTTATAGTTAACCGAGTTGTTTGCGAGGGCTCTTTGTACGTTGTGTGTATACCACTCACCATGCTTGGCGAAACGCATCTCACGATCATTAAGGTTAGACAAGCTAATGAGAGCACTCCTACGAACACCCCCCACAACCACGATTTCTGCTGTCTTGCATACGATGTCATGACATTCTACTGGATGTAATTTTCTACCTAAAGAGTTCTTAAAAGTATTTATTGTAAATTTAAACAAGTCTACTAGTGGAGCTGGGCCTGATGCCCGTCCACCAAAGGTCTTGAGGGGTGCACCGGCTTCTCTTACTTTAGACACATCCCACTTTGGAATATGACCACCATACAATAATGATACTAATTCTTTAAATGCCTTAGCCCATCCCAACTTTGAATCTGAAACAACAATTACTGTATCAGTATCATATAATTCATCTGGAACTGCTGGTAGTTGATTAGTGTATTCTTGTTCTACAGAAAACCCCACTCCTGTTCCATTCATCAACACATACAGGATTTCATCAAACGATCTTGGACTATCTACTTTAATATAAGAACAATTATATCCTGCTACATTTTCTTTCTTGAGTGCAGGGCCAGCGGTCATAAGACACCTCATTGAAGGCATCACATTTAATTCTTTGACTGCGTTTTCCAGTTCGGTTCGTTCTCCGTTCTCTAACTTGTAATCATTTTTTTCTTCCAACCATTCTGTAAAAAAGTTAAAATATCTACCAACTGTTTCATCCCACGTTTCCCTTCTTTTCAAATCATAATCCCATCTAGCGTATCTGGATAAGTGGATATATTCTTGATAAATGGTTGGTAGTCTCATTCTGCATCTCCTTTTCGTATTTTTTCTAAAAATTCTTTTGATTCTCGTTTTCCTAATTTACTCTCTAAAACACCAGCATTCATTCCTGCTAGTGCAGCCTTTGTATCTGCATATTCTAAAAGTTCTCCAATAACCTCCATCTCCTGTTTTGAAAATGTTGTTGCTCCTTGTTCATAATCTTCAAATGCTTCACAACATAAAGGAAAATTCGGTTTTACTAATTCATACATTGCATCTGAATAATCTCTAATTTCTCTTTGTGCATGACTATCAGATCTCAATTTTACAAAATGAAAGAAATTATGTAAATCAATTTTCCATATACATTCAGTATAATTAGCAACGGGCAACAGAGCTCTAGCTACTTCTCTAGAGAGATCATGTTCTAATAGGACTTGATATGCCATACTAGCACCGTCATAAATCCTATTAAATTCAAACTGTAATAAACCTTGTTGCTCGAGGACTTCTCCTCTACCTTGACTATTTGTTGTAGATTGTTTAGCGAGGTAATCACCCTCAGGCAGATAAAATTCATCACTCATCACTGAGTAACGGCCAGAATACTCGTTCAGGTTTGCCGTCCTGTGTCTTACGAGTTGTCTCATAATAAAAATTGGTAATTTCAAATGGAACTTGACTTCACACATCTCAAAGGGTGAGGTGTGTTTGTGTCTCATTAGGTAACGGATAAGGTTCCGTGTCTGATTTACCTTTCTTGTTCCTTCTCCATAACTAATACGAGCAGAGTTCTCTACTTCTTCATCATCACCCATCACATCTAGAAGTTTTACAAATCCTAGTTGATGAATGGTTTTCATACCTAAACTTTTTTCCAACTTTTCACTTCCCACTCACCCCGCTGACCAGAGTAAGTATTTGTATTTATAATTTCAACTAACCGAGCATCCTTTATACTGGTTAGAACCATGTCATTGATATCTTTACAAGTAATTGAATTTGGCCATACCACAATCTTCCAACCATTCTTCAAAAACCTTATCATACTTTTCACTATTTGAAAGTTTCTTGGTTCATTATCAAATATGAGTGTGGTCTTATTTTTGTCAATGATAGTCAAATCAGACATATCCGCACCAGCCATTGCGAGACAATTTGGAAGAAAGAGTGAGTCAATTGGGCCCTCTACCAAATATGTATGTTGGTCTGAATTCCACCTTTCAAGTCCAAACACCTTTGGTGCATCTTCATGTACCTTAACAGTTACATATCTAATCTTAGATTCTTGTAGGGCCCGCCCCTGTGCTCCGATAAGTTGGTTATCTTTATCGAAAAAGGGTATCACTAGTCTTGGTTCTTTACCCATCAAATTTGAGTAATCAACTTGACATACCGAAATGGCCCAATTCTTGAAATCTTCCGCATAGAAGATTTTATCCATAAATTGCTGAGGGATTTCTCTACCTTCGTAATAAACTCTTGCGTAATGTTCTTTTGGTAAGGACTCTATAGATGGTAAATCTATATTGGTTTTTTTTGGTTTGAATGTTGGTGTTGCAAATTTGAACTCTGGTGCTTTAGATTTTCTTTTACCAGTTTCACCCGCTCTGTATCTCTCCATGATATATTGTTTATGGAGAAATGGATCAAGGTCTTTGATAAGATTTCCTACTGACTGACCTGCACCACAATTATGACATTTGAAGAAAAGGTCTGTCTTTTTACGATAGACATAACCCCTTGCTTTTGATTTGGATTTATGGGAGTCTCCACATTGAGGACAACGAAAGTTCCAGAGATAGTCTCTGACTTTCTTGAAGCGGTCTAATCGTGGAGATAGAAGACTCAGATATTTTGTATCGGTAATAATACTCATGATGTGGGGAGATG